CGGTTACTTGGGCGAGCGGTACGCTATCCAATTTCCGCCCGAACAGAGCGAGACGCCTTTCCCGCCGACGTGGGTTGACACAACGGGGTTCATTCCACCGCCATGAAAATCCAATACCGCGGACTGGTTTCTCGAATTCGCACGGCTTGGCGAGTGTGGAGGGCGACCCGCCAGCAGGGAGGCATCTATCAAGGGACGCAGACAACGCGGCTCACGTTGGATTGGATTGCGTCGATTCTTTCGGCGGACCAGGAGATTCGCGGCAGCATTCGTATGCTCCGCGCTCGCGGTCGTGAACTCTCCCGCAACAATCCCGTTGCGAAAAATTTTTTGACCTTGCTCGCCAACAACGTTGTCGGCCCGAAGGGGATCGATTACAAGCCCCAGGTCCGCAACGCCAACGGGAACCTCAACACCCAACTCAATCAGAAAATCAAAGCCGCGTGGACCGATTGGTGCAAGAAGGGAAATTGCACGGCGGACGGCAAACTCTCGCTCCGCGCCCTCTGCGATTTGGTGATCCGCAACATTGCGACGGACGGCGAAGCGTTCATCCGGCAGGTTCCCGGATTCCCCGGCAACGCCTGCAAATTCGCGTTGCAACTCATCGATCCGGACCAAGTAGACCCGTATATGTTTCAGTACCCGGCGAACGTGGGGCCGCAGAAGCGTGGGGAAAATGAAGTCCGTTTCGGAATTGAAATCGATGAGTGGGGCCGGCCCGTCGCGTACTGGGTGACCAAAGGGCATCCCTCCGACCTGGGCGGGTCACTCGACGCGGAGCGGATCGGCGCGGAGTACATCACGCACCTTTACGATCCGCACCGCGTGAATCAGACGCGAGGAATAACCTGGTTCGCCGCCGTCATGTTCGAATTGCGGATGCTTGGCGGGTACATCGAAGCCGAACTCGTCGCGGCGCGGACCGGCGCGGCGAAAATGGGCTTCCTCAAGTACACCGATGCCAGCACGTTCCAGGCGGAGTCTCCCGAAAAACCTTTTCGGATGGACGCGCAACCGGGCGTGATCGAAACGCTTCCTCCCGGTTTGGAATTCCAGGAATGGAGTCCGGACCATCCGGCAGCGGCGTTCCCGAATTTTGTTATCACTCTTTTGCGCCAAGTGGCGACCGGGCTTGGCGTCTCCTACAACGCGCTCGCGAGCGACCTTACCGGCGTCAATTATTCTTCGATGCGTTCCGGTCTGCTGATTGAGCGCGACCTGTGGCGTAGGTTGCAGCAGTGGCTCATCGAATCTTTTCTCCAGCCCACTTTCGAAAGCTGGCTCAAGATGGCGCTACTTTCCGGCGAGCTCGTCCTGGACTCGCGGGACCCCAGCAAATTCCTCGCGGGTAAGTGGGAGCCTCGCGGCTGGCAGTGGGTGGACCCGCTGAAAGACGTACAGGCCGCGATTCTCGGCATCGGCGCGGGCCTAACTTCGCGGGATGCGGTTGTCTCCGAGAAGGGCGAGGACGTGGAAGAAATCTTCGAAGCCCTCAAGGAAGAACAGGAGCTTGCCGACGAATACGAAATCGAAATCGCCACGATTGCGAAACCGCCGAAGGTTTCAAAGGGCGAGGGCGAAACGGTCGGAGAAGAAGATGCCGGCGAAGCGGCGGGCGGAGATGGAACGACCGAGAAGAAATCGGCGCGGAAGTTAATCGCGCTGGCAAGGGGGAAGTCATGACCACGACGGCGACGGAACCAGAGCGCGGCGCGGAGGAATTGAAAACCCTGCCGATCCTTTGGCGCGACTTCGAGGTTTTGGAAATCACGCTCAAGACCGAGCGGCGAAAGAAAAAAATCAAAAAGAAGGGCGCAACCGGAAAGGGCGACCCCTTGGGCACGGACACGCCAAATAAAAATGACAATCTCGCGCCCGACGCCACGCGGCAGGCCGACGCAGATAGCGACCTCGAGGACGACCCCGACGATGAGGAATTTGAAATTGCGATTTCTTCCGAGTACCCGGTGCAGCGATGGTACGGGAAAGAAATCTTGTCCCACGACCCCGCCGCCGTGGACCTCTCCCGCGCCAAGCGCGGCATGTCGTTTTTGACGGAGCACAATGCCCGCGACCTCGTGGGGATCGTGAACAACGTTCGCCTGGACGATGACAAGAAGCTGCGCGGAGACGTGCGATTCAGCCGCAACAAACCCGCCCAGGAAGTCAAGACAGACATTCTCGACGGCATCCGCCGTTTCATTTCGGTTGGCTACATGGTGAGCGAATACGTGCTCGAAAAATCCTCGCAAGAGGAAGGCGATACGTACCGCGCCACCAAGTGGACTCCAGTCGAAGCGAGCAGCGTTGCCGTTCCAGCCGATCCGACCGTCGGCCATAACCGCAGCGCGGGCGAGAAGGAATACCCGGTCAGCATCATTCGGCGGTCCGCCGCCGAAAATCCTACGGCTTCCAAGCCGAATACGGAGGTAACCGTGACGACCACAGCAGTTGTTGTTTCAGCAGAAGAGTCCCGGAAAGCCGCCGCCGAAATCTTTCGGCTCGGCCAAGTCCACGGGATCGACCATGCCCGAGTTATGGAGATGGTCGAGAAAAACTACACCATCGACCAAGCCTCGTCCGAGATTCTTTCGCTCGTGGCGAAGCGCGGCGCGAAGCCGCTCAGTCAGCCCCCGGCAGAAGCGGGACCGGAACGTCTCGAACTGACCGACCGTGAGCAGAATGAGTACAACATCGCACGCGGCATCATGGCGATGGTCGCCAATCGGCAGCAGAGCGATTCCGGCTCAGCGAAGCGCGTCAATTGCCTGGAACTTGAAATCTCCCAGGAAGTCGAGAAGCGTTGGAACGGAGCGAACCACGGCGGGATGTTTGTTCCGTGGACCATCCGTCATACCGTCACCAAAGAAATCATGGAGCGGTACCACGTCACGTTTCCCGGCAAACGCGCCACCGGAGACCTCGACACCAAGACCACCGGCGCGGGTAAAGAACTCGTTTTCACCATGCCGGGGGAATTCATCGAATTCCTCTATAACCGGATGCGCCTCAAGGAACTTGGAGCGCGAACGATTTCCGGCTTGCGCGATAACGTCGCGTATCCAAAACAGACGGGCCGGGCGACCGGGAACTGGGTTGGTGAAAATCCCGGCACGGATATTGCGAATACCGCGCTCACTCTCGCGCAGGTTTTCAGTTCTCCGAAAACCTATCAATCTTCCACGCGGTATTCCCGCCAATTGCTCGCCCAAGCGGTGATCGACGTTGACACGCTCGTCCGCGAAGACCTTGCAATGGACATGGCCCTGGCCGTGGACTTCGCGGGGATCGCCGGCGACCCGGCAGCGGCGGGTCCACCGCCCACCGGAATCACCAAAACGACCGGCGTGCAGATTTACCGGACCGTGGGCACGACCGCCAATGGCGACACGCTCGCGTGGGACGATGTAATCATCATGTCCGAGAAATTGGAGGACGTGAACGCGGACCAGCTTGGCGAAGGCGCGTGGCTCACCACGCCCGGCGTGAAGTCGCGGCTCAAGAGAACCGCTCGACTCGGCAACGTTGTCGGTTTGCCGATTTGGGAAGATGACGACACGGTGGACGGCTACGAAGGGCGGTCCACCAACCAAGTCCCGAAAAACGGAACCATCGGCACCGGGACCAACCTCCACACGCTCATTCGCGGAATTTTCGAAACGATGGTGATTGGTTTTTGGGGCAGCGGGTTTGAGCTTGTGGTGGACCCCTACCTCTACAAAAAGCAGGGCATGATTGAGTTGACCACGTTCCTACTTGCGGATGTGGCGCTCAAGTATCCCCAGGCGTTCATCGTCGCCCCCTACATCATCCCGTAATTCCTCGCGGCGCGGGAGAAAGCGCCGTTCACTCCAAACACCAGAGATGGGCGGGAGAAATCCCGCCCCGTCTCGCAGAAAGGAAAACGCGAATGTCGGCTCTAATGAAAATTAAAATCACCCGACCGATCATCGTTGCCGGCGAGGATGCCAACGAAGGCGACTTGTTTGAATTGCCACGCGGAAAGGCCGTGGAACTCATCGGGGCGGGATGCGCGGAAGAATACCTCGAACCGGGCGAGAAGTCCGCGAGGCCCGACGCGCTCACGACCGTTGAGACCGTGACGCACGCCGATCCGCAAATCCGCCGAATTCCGCCAGCGCCGAAAGTCAGCAAGAAAAAAGACGATGCGGCGGCAGCGGGCGGCGGAGCACCAACGACCGACCAGAAGTGAGCCCAAGTGAGCACCGTTTGGAACGATACCGACATCCCCGCCATGATTGCCGCAACTGGCGGAGTGCCATGCACCATCGGCGGAGTGGCGGGGATTTGTCTCTTCGATTTGAACGATTCGATTCTGATTCAGGATTCCAACCGGGGGCAGGTGGTAATGGGCCAACCCATGCTCACGGTGCAGACCTCCGCGTTTCCCACCCTGGATATCGATACCCCGGTAACGGTTGACGGGAAGAATTACAAGGTGAGGGAGCGGCTGAGACGCGGCGATAGCGGTCTTACCAATCTTTTTTTAGGCCCAGCGTGAAAGGGTAATTTTATGGAAAGCAAAAGCACTACGAACTGTCTCGGCCTCGTTCTCCCGAAGTACGGCATTAACGTCGAAACCGGCATCGCGCCCGATGGAATCACCAACGCGGCGGAATACAACCTGAGACTCATCGATGAAGCCATTGAAGAGTTGCAAGCGAGCAGCGGGACACCACCGGCGCGGATCGGGCCGGGTCGGACCCTTTTCGTTGACGGCACGCGCACGGACGCCTACACCGAAGATGGAACGTTCCAGCGGCCTTTCAAGACCGTCATGGCCGCAGTGAATCAGGTTGTCGCCAACGGCGATAATTCACTCGCGAAACCGTACGACATTGTGATCGTCTCGCCTTCGACGTTCGCGGAGACCATCGACCTCGGCAATGCGGCGATTGTTTCGCTGAATATCAATGCCTATGATGGCGCGGTCATCAACCCGGCGAGTGGGAACGCGCTGCAAAGCCTTGCGAACAATAACGGATTTCTCAAGGCCAAAATTCGCAACCTACAATTCGCCGGACCCATCGCGCTTTCGAACCCCATCGACGGCGGCACGATGGGCCAGCAAATCATTGAGTTTACGGGTTGCATTTTCTCGGCTGGTTTTTCTGCGGCCAACCTCATGTTTCTCGGTTTCACGGATTGCGATTTCGGACAAATTACCACCACGACTCTGACCAACATCGGCCAAGGATATTGCTATGCGAACAACAGCGGGCACAACGGGAGCACGTTGGTCCTTAACACCGATAATTCGCAACCGAAGCCGAATGGTTTCAGCGGCACGTACTTTTTGAATCAGGCTTCCCCTCTTGGTTTCAGCACGGTCAAACTCTTTAGCTCGCAATTCGACCTGGACATCGGCGCGATTGCCGGGCGAACGGGCGGAACCATTGACATCGAAACCGGCGCGCTCCTGCGCGTATTCCATAGCGCGACCGTTTCCTCAGACATCACCGTCGCCAGTGGCGGCGAATTGCGGATGATGGGCGGGGCGCTGCGCGGCGCGGTCACGATCCAAAGCGGCGGGGTTTATTCGGCGCAAGCCTCTGTCATTGCCGATATTTTCCAGGCTCGAACTTTCGAGTGTGGCCTTGCGCCTTCCGGGAATCCTCAGATTTTGAGCGGGACTGGCGTCCCTACGATGCCCGTCGCCAACGGCAGTCTTTATCTGCGTCTTGACGGCGTGGCCGGCTCAACGCTGTACGTCCGCGAGGCTGGAGCGTGGGTTGCGAAGTAGGAGAGCGCGATGCCTTCGATCCGCAAACAAATCGTGGACGCGGCGATAACCTTGCTGCAAGCGAGCGGCGGTCCTTCCGGCTTGACTGTTCACCGCGAGCGCCACAGGCCCATCGAAACGGACCAACTCGACGCGATTCTTGTTTACGCGGAGGATGACGCGCCCAAGCCTCTCGCCGGCATCGCGTACCAAGCTCCGTTGACGGAGCGCCAGATGACGCTCGTTTTGGAATACCGGGCGAAGGTTCCCACAGGAACGACCGACGATGAAGCCCTGGACCCGCTCATCGTTTGGGGCCAGCAGCAAATCCTGGAAAACGAA